ATGCAAGAAAAAAAGTATTTAAAAATAGATGTTGACTTAATCAATGAACTAATAAAAATCATTGGAACATCTAATGTTATTACACCATTTAGATTTAATGAACTAACAGATCTAATTAATAAATCTGAATTGATTCAAAACGAACTACCAAAGAAAGATGAAGAATAAACTAAAACTATTTACACCTACTATTCTATCAATAGCGTTAGGTGTATTGAAAGTAATGGAGTTAGTTAATGTAACATGGTTCGTTGTACTATTACCTTTAATCATACCTACTTTCATTCAAATATTTGGGATGATTACAGCAATTATTTATGGTGTGTATATGCTGTACAAAAATACTAAAGAGAATACTAATAAGGGTGGGGTGTAAATGCTTCTGTAAAACATTGATACAGAACGCCATAGAGCACCGCTTTTTACACAACGGTAAAAAAAGGAAATGAGAATTATAAAATGGATAATGCAGCACAAGTAAAACATGGTAGAGAAATTATAGATAATATCAACCAAGTTGAAAGAATGGTTGCACCAAGGATTTTTACAGAAGAAGAAAAAAAATTATTCAAACAAGTAGTTAAGGATTTGAAAGAAAATTCAATCCTGATAAAATCCCATCAGCAGTTAATAGAAAAATACGTAAAACTTGAATCTAATATTAAGAAATTACAGACAGCTGTAGATGGTGGTGACTTAAAAATGGTTAGCCAATTAAACGCAACTATTAGACTACAAACAGATGTATTTACAACACTATCATTAACACCCCAAAAAATGATAACTGCATCAAAGTATTTACCAAAAAAAGAAGAAGATGATGATGATAATTCAATTAAATCCTTCTTAAAAAATAGAGCAAGTAGATTAAATGCCAAGGACTAACGTTAAACCCAAAAAGAAAAATACAAGAACAAAAGATTTAGCATCAAAAAAAGCTAAACAGGTTTATAACTCAACAGATTGGGGTGACTTAAAAAAAGTAATAAAACAACGGGATAAAGTATGTACATATTCAGGTTATGCAATTGACCATATTGACCATATTATCCCAATGAGGTTAGCCCCATATTTAAAATTTATTCCTGATAATTTACAAGGTTTATCAATATCATCGCATTCTACAAAAACAGAATTAGATAACATATCATTCACAATTGAAACATGGTTTAATATAGTTTTCCCTTTCCATTGTGAACAGTTAAAATTATCAGAATATAAATCAAAAAAACTGAAAGAAAAACTATTAAAAATGGTTGAAATGAATGGAATTAAGAAAGATTAAACATCTTACTCAATACCAAGCAGAAGGCGCACATAAATTAGAAAAATACTTTGTACAAATATTAACAGGTGATGTTGAAAGCTGTAAGAAAATGAAATTAGCAGCTTCACGACATTTTCAAGATTTAGAAAGAATAGAGAAAGATGAAAGATTTGTTTATCATTTTGATTATGAATTAGCTGATGAAGTTATTGAACTATGCTCATTATTTAATATAGTTGAAGGTTCACCCATTAAATTAATGGAATGGCAAATAGCATTTGTAGCATCTTTATTTGGTTGGGTAGATGATAACGGATATAGGAGATTTAAAGAAAGTTTTTGTCAGGTAGCCAGAAAAAATGGTAAGTCAGGACTTGCGGGTGTTATTGCACTTATCCATTTACTATTAGATGAAGAAGTTAGCAAAGAGTTATATACAATAGCAACCAAGCAAGATCAAGCAAAAATAGTTCTCGGTGATTTGGCTAAATATATTCAGAATGATAGAAATTTAGCTGAATTATTTAAAATCTTTTTCATAAGGGATGAAGCAAGTAAAATCACCTGTAAACTAAATAATAGTAAAGCATTAGCACTTGGAAAAAATGCCAAGTCTATGGATGGCCTTCGTGGTTCTTTTGTAATTGCAGACGAAATACATGAACACCCTGATGATAAATTAGTTAACGTGGTTAAAAACTCCATGCGACATAGAAAACAGGGGCACATTTTAAAAATTACCACTGCTGGTTTATCCTGTGTTGGGTATGGGTATAATCAATATGAATACTATTCACGTGTATTAACAGGTGAAGTTGATGATGATAGGAGTTTAGCCTTCATATTTGAACTTGATGAAGGTGATGATTGGCAAGATGAAAGCAATTACATTAAAAGCAATCCATCAATCCCATACCTGATTAGTTTAGAGGGACTTATGGAAGATAAAAAGACCGCTATTTATCAACGCACATATCAATTAGAATTTAGAACTAAATTATTAAATCAATGGTTGAATGGTGCAGGTGAATTTATAACACAAGATGAATGGTTAGAAGGTCAAGTACCATATGATGATGAAGAGTTAAAAGGTCAAATGTGCTTTGGTGGATTAGATTTATCATCATCACGAGATTTAACAAGTTTTGCTTTAATATTTCCACAAGAAGATGGTTCAATTAAAACAAAAACATGGTCATTTGTTCCTGAAGATACAGCAAGGGATAAAGAGTTAGCAGGTTCAGTTGATTATGAATCATTAGGTGTAATATTAACCCCTGGCAATGTAATTGATAAAGATTATGTAATGACTGTAATTAGGCAATCATTAATTGATTACAATGTTCAATATATTGCCTATGACAGATGGAAAGCAGAAGATTATGAAATATTTTTTCATGAAATTGGTGCAGATGGTGAACCATTTGGACAGGGTTATAAATCATTTACCCCACCAATGCAAGAGTTAGAAATATTAACACTAAAAAATAAGATACACACAAATAACGATAAAGTGTTATCATGGTGTATTTCAAATTTAGTGCCTGATATAGATGGTGCTGGCAACATTAAAGCAGAGAAACACAAAGCATTAAACAAGATTGATACAGCAGTAGCTTTAATAATGGCTATTGGTGCTTACCTCAATTATAAAAAATATTATTAAAATGAATGGAATTTAATTTTAAAGATTTATTCAAAAAAAGTAAGTCACAACAATTACCAAATAACACAACTGATACATCAGGTAATTATGGTTTTGGATATAAAACAATAGTTGATTCTATCAATAATTATTGGAACAGAACAAACTTAAACAAAGGTGTATCAATATCATCTGAACAAGCCTATTTAAGTGCAGTAGTATGTAGATGTGTTAATTTAATAGCATCTAAAGTTGCTAATACTGAATTGGTTGAATATAAATTAACAACAAATAAAAAAACACCAGTTAAAGGTGATGTTGATATGTTGTTAAATGTTACAGGTGATGAAATTACCAAATCATATGATATGAAATATTTAGCCGTTTCACAGATGCTATTACACGGAAATGGTTATATCATAATAAAAAGGTCAGCTAATCAATTACCTGAAAGGTTAGAGTTTGTTGAATCAGAGTTTGTTGAAGTGTTGAAAGATGAACGTGGTAGACCAAAGCAATACATCGTAAAAGGTGAAGATGAATATATTAGGTCATCAGATATGATTGTACTTAAATACCATCAAAAAAACCTATATGAAGGTGTTGGTGCATTGGATGTATTAGCAACTGAAATTGGATTATCAACAGCTTCAATTGAACTAATTAAGAAGTATTTCAATAATGGTTTAAAATCAGAAGGTTTTTACACAAACTCATATGATATGAGTAAACCACAGCTTCAACAATTGAAAGATCAGTTGATTGAAATGGAAAATACATCAGATAAGGATTTAACTTTCCTACCTTATGGTGTTAATTACCAAGCAAAACAAGCAACACCACATGAAGCTCAAGTAATGGAAACATTAAGAAATGTAATTGAACAAATCTGTTCATTCTTTGGTGTACCATTATCATATGTATACCAAACCGATAGTGTAACAACTTCACAATTAGAAGAAAAAAATAGTGAATTTATACATGATGCTATTTACCCATTATTAGATCAAATTGAAAAGGAATTGAGATTTAAGTTTTATACACGGTTAATTCGTAAAAAATTCATAATTCAATTTAAGCGATTTACTTTATACAGAGCATCATACACTGACTTAAAAGACTTTGTAACATCATTAACTGAAAAGGGTATTTTTTCAATAAATGAAGCACGTGAATTACTCGGTTGGGATTCAATTGGTGAATTAGGTGATATTAGAACTAAACAACTGAATAGTATAGTATTAGATATATTCAAAGATTACAGTTATCAAATGTTGGAAAATTCAAAGATGAAGCAAGAAAATAAAGAAAAACAATTTGATAATCCCGATGAAACAAAGGATAATCAAACAATTGATAAAAAAGAATAAGTTATGAATGGAAATTAATGACAGGAACGTAAAAGGCTATCCAATTGTATTTAATTCTTTATCCAACACATTAGAAACATATATTGATGGTTGGGTAGAATTTAATGAAATCACATTACCAACATCCTTTGCTAATATAAATCTTGGTACAGAGGATATTATATTAAATATTGAACACAATGATTCAATGATATTAGCAAGGAATATCAACGGTAAAGGATTAGAACCAACATTAAGATTAGAAATTGATAGTACAGGTTTATTTATTGATGCTGATGTGCCAGATACACAATTAGGTACAGATGTATTAAAGATGTTGAATCGTGGTGATTTAACACAAATGTCATCACGTTTTAGAGTAGCAAAAGATAGATGGTATAGAGATGCTAATGATAGACTGATTAGAGAAATACAGGAATTTAAACACATTAGAGATGTTAGTTTAGTATCAAGACCTGCATATTCAATGACAGTTGCACAAGAAGATAAAAGAAGTTTAGAAACTTTCTTACTTGATGAAAAAAGGCAAATACAAGAAAAAGACGAAGATAGAAATACAAAGAATGATAATAATGTAGCATTATCAGAATACTACATTTTAAAAAATAAATATATGAGATAAATGGAATTAAACAATCTATCCCTATTAGAAGTAAGATCACTTTTAAATGAAAAAATTGAAAAACAAAAAGAAATTGTTGCTTCACTTAAAGTTAATGAAGAAGTTAGAAGCATGACCGATGATGAGCGTTCAACACTTGATAATTTAGATGAAGAAATTAGGAGTATTGAAATCAGAGAAAAAGAATTATTAAAAATTGAGGAAATTGAAAACAAAACCTTAAAAAATACAAAAAATGAAAAAAGAAGTATGAACGAAAAGAATACTAAATTAGATGAATTTAGAAGTTTAGCAGAAACAGCAAAAACACAATCATTATCACTTGATGAATTACGCTCTATTACAGTAGGTGCAACAGCAGTTGATAAAGGTATAGGAACAGAAACAGTTGATTTTATCCGTGAATATCATGCAAATAATACTGTAATTGATGCAGGTGCAAAGGTATATACAGGGCTTATTGGTGATGTAGTTGTACCAAGAATGGATGCAAACACTGTAAAATGGGTAACTGAAACAGGTGAAGGTACTGAATCAGGCGCATTTAATGGCATATCTATGAAACCTCATAGAATTAGTGGTTATTGTAAAGTATCTAAACAATTTTACATGCAACACCCACAAAAAGTTGCTTCATTAGTAATGGAATCATTTGCACAAGCTGTTGCAAGTAAAGTTCAAAGTACAGCATTTACAGGTACAGGTACTAACCAACCAAAAGGTTTATTTAATTACGCAACATCAACAAGTGGTGGTACTGATTTAGTGAATTATATTGAATTAACAACACCTAATGAAACTGAATTATACAGTGGTCTTGTTAAGGGTAAATATGATAGCTTTAAGTTAGATGGTAATAGTAATATGACCTATATCCTATCACCTGAAGCAGGTTTTGATTTAGAAACTAAATTAGTTAATACTAATTCACCACGTTTTATTTTAGATAATGGTAAAATTAGTGCATTACCAGCAATGGTTGATGGTTCAATTTCAGATGGTAGTACTAATGTTGCAGTAGTTGGTGATTTTTCAAATGTAGCAATTGGTGTTTGGGATAATATTGATATTATCAGTGATCCATATACGTTAGCATCTTCAGGACAGATCAAGATAACTGTAAACGCATTCGCAGACGTTACAGTAACTAGACCTGAATTATTTTCAAAAATTACATGGTAATATAAATGAATAGAATAACAGTAGGTAGTGAAGCATTAACATTAGAACATGTTAAGCTTCACCTTGCTGTGTATCATGATTTAGATGATGTTTATATTAATAGTTTAATACCTGTTGCAAGAAAGGTTATTGAAGATAAAACAAATCAAGTAATTGTATTATCTAATTATACAGGTGTTAAAGATGAATTAATTTACCCTGTTATATCAGATGATGGTGATGGTAATATAGTTGCAGGATATGATGATGTAAATGATATTCCACCCGACCTTACACAAGCTATGTTATTAATAATTTATGATTTATACACAAAAAGAGGTACAACAGTAAAAAAGTTACCTGATTCAGTTGATTATTTAATAACATATCAAAAAAAATATGGTTATCAAGTATGATGTATAATATGAGGTGGGTAATTGACATTTATAAATATGATGATACACAGAGAGATGAAAAAAGTGGTGTGATTTTACAACAATATTCAAAATCATCAACCATAAGAGTAGATATAATTGGTGATAGTGGTAATGAATCAACTGATAATTACAAAGAAATAGATAATAAAAATTTCAAATTTATCACCTACAAATTACAAAATGCAGATGTGAAAGATATTGTAAAATTTAATGGTGAATTTTATAAAATAGAACATATAGGTATTGAGGGTGATTTAGGGTTGTTTGTTAATGTAAGTTGTTCAAAAACAACCGAAAAATTAAATATCATTGATTAATGGCGAAGAAAAAGAATATCTTTTTCACTAATTCAGATGGTTCAACAGTTTCAGCAGATGATATTAAAAAGCAAATGACTGAAGTGTTCAGTATTTTTGAAAGTGAAGATGCTGAAAAGACTATTAAGTTAGCAATGGGTAAATATATGCGTGAAGCTAAAAAAATAGCCGTTCAAAAAGCATCAAATATTACTACAAAAAGAGGTGTAACACCTATTGGTAATTACATAGGTAAATTATTAAAATCATCAGTTAAAAAAACAAAACAAAACCCTGAACAATACTGGGGTAAAGTGAAGATTTTTAGAAAAAAAGCTTTTGATATTGGTGATGATATGTCTATTGGTGCCAGAAATATACATTGGTGGGAAGGTGGAACATCAACAGGTGTCAAAGCAAATAAATTTATGAGTGATACCTATAGACAGATGGGTTCATCTGCTTTCAACACATTCAAGAAAATATTAGATGAATATGTTGATAAAAAAATGAAAAAATTAAATGGATAGTGGTAATTGGATTTATAAAAAGATAAATGAAAATCAAAACATTACAGATATAGTAAATGATTGCATTAACCCTTTCAAAAGGTCAATTGAAAAAGAAATACCTGAAATAGTTTATGCTTATGGTTTATCTGATTTTGGAGCAACAAAAGATGGTATTTTTACTAAAAAATTAGAAGCTTCAATAAGGGTTTTAACCAATAATTTCAATGAATTAAAATCTATTGTAAAAGAACTTGAAAATGAATTTGAATTTGGTTCTGATACATGGGTTGATGATGATGGTATTACATGGAAAATTAGTTATAGTGTTGAAAATGTTATACCTGAATATCAGATTGATAATAAGATTTTTACAACCGATTACGATTTATCAGCAAAGTTCACCAAAATGAACTTTTAAAAAAGAATAAAAATATGAATGGCATATACAGTATATGAAGGTAAAGATTTGAGAATTGAATTAGATGATAAAACAATCTTTCATGAAACAAATGCTACTATTTCAATAGAAAGAGAAGTTGAAACTATTACACTTGATAGTAAAGATGTTGACCCATCAGGAGACTGGGCAAAGAAGCGTGTGAAAGGAATGTCTTGGGGTGCAGGAGGTGATACTATGATTTGTTTAGATGATACTACACCAGGAGCAGGTACAGCACATGATTTTAAAAGCTTATATGATGCTTTTACAGCAGGTGTTGAAATAGCTGTTAAAGTAGCTATTGGTGGTGAAATTTTAAGTGGTTCTGCTTTCTTACAGTCACTATCACCATCAGCAGGTTTAGATGGTTATGGTACAGTATCATTTAATTTAGAAGGTAGCGGTGCATTAACATTAGCACCATCAGTTTAATAACATGATAATGATTATAAAAGGGGGTAGTAATTACCCCTTTTTTTTTAATTTCAAAACTATCTATAATGTAGCAAATCACTATAAATTAGATAGTTATAATGATATTTTTGAATTAATTGTTAGCACATTTACACCTAATGAAATAGATGCTACCTATATTAAAAAAAGGTTAGAATTGTTATGTGTATTAACAGGCAAGAATAATATTATACATCGGTTGAATTATCTTTTTAATGATAATCTAATCAAAGAAATCATTGAAGAAATTGAAAAATCAGTTGACTTCAAACCAAAGAGAAAAACCGATGAAGAAGAAACAGATACAGATAAATTTTATCTAAAAGATGTAATAGCATTAGCAATTACACAACTAAAATTAGATAAGAAATCATTGTATGAATTAACACCAAAAGAATTTTTTACTGCTATTGAATTATGTAACGAAAATCAACTTAATGAATTAGCATTAAATTATAATTTTCATACAACTACAGCATTCGCAGTTGTTAAGGGGTATAATTCACGCATTGAATATGATAAAATCTTTAAAAATCCATATTTAGTTGATGATGAAACTTTCAATAAAAGAAAAGATGAAACGATAGAAGATAGGATACAACACATTAAAGATTTTGAAAAAATGATGAATAATAGATGAGTAAATATTCATTCAACATTTTAGCAGGTCTGAACATAACAGGCATGAAAAAAGGCTTTAATGATGGTTTAAAATTATCTAAAAATTTTGCGGATAGTTTAGTAAGTAATTTTTCAAAAGTAGCAAGTGGTTCAATATCACTTTCAAAAGGTGTTGGTAATGTAGCTAATTCATTTAAGGCAATGATGGCTAACCCATATGCAGCAGCTTTTGCAGTATTAGCAGGTAGTATAAAAGCAGTAACAGAAGCATTAGGTAAATCAGCAGCAGGTCAACGCATACTAACAGCCGTTAGTGGTGTATTAGAGGGTGTAATGGTATCACTTTCTAATGTAGTTGAAGGTTTAGGTGATTTGTTAGTTAACATTTGGAACAATCCAAAAAAGGTATTAAAAGACTTTGGTAAATACCTGAAAGATTTAGTAATGAGACCTGTTAATTCACTATTAGATGGTGTTGGTTATTTAGGTTCAGCTATTAAAAAATTATTCAAAGGTGATGTTAATGGTGCGTGGGCTGATGCTAAAAAAGGTGCAAAAGATTTCGGTAAAGCAATATTATATTCTAATCCTGCTTTTGTAGCTGTAGAACAATCAGTTAAAGGTGTTAATAATGCTATTAATAAAGTAAATAAAAACATCAAAACATCTATTTCACTTAAACAACGTGAACATGATTTATATGTAGCTGAAAGTAAGTGGATAACTAAACGTGGTGAATTAGAAGCAAGAATAGCAGATAATAAAAGAGAATTAAGAAAAGATGGTCTAACTATGGTTGAATATGCCAAAATAGAAAAGGCATTATTTGACGATATACACGAATTAAATAAAGGTAATTCATATTTACAAAAAGAACAGCTTTCAATTCTTGATGCTAAACAAAATTTAGGTGCTAATACTAAAGAAGATGACCGTGAACGTGCTGAATTAGCAAACCAAATTAACCTACAATCAAAAGCACATAATAATAAATTAAGAGAAACAAAAGTATGGTTAGATGGTATCAAAAAAACAGCTACCAAATACACAGCAGAATTAGATAAAGCTAATGAAGAATTAGAAGAAGCAAATGAAATATTATCAAAAGGTTTAACAACAAAAACTAAAAATGTAAAAGTAGGTGTTGATTTTGATATTGATACATCAAAATTAGATGCTAATACAAAAGAAATAATTGATAGATATAATTCTGAAGCAGACGCATTAAAAGCATCAGAAGATAAGAAGAAGAAACTACGTTATGATGGTTTTGAGTTTGCTAAAAATATGTATGGTCAATTTGCTGAAATTGAACAGAATTACTACGATTCTAAAAAGCAAAAAATTGATGATGAAGCAGCAAAAGAAATTGAAGCTGTTCAAAACTCATCAATGAATGAAGAACAAAAAGCAGCATCAATTCAAAATATTCAAACAAAAGCAGAATTAGAGAAAAGAAAAATAGAGCGTAAAGCAGCAATAGCAAAGAAAAGAAACGCATTAATTGAAATTGCTATTAATACAGCTATTGGTGTATCAAAAGCATATGGACAAACAGGTATTTTTGGAATAGCAGCATCCATACCAATAATAGCAATGGGAGCAGCACAGGCAGCAGTGGTATTAAGTCAACCAATACCAAAATTAGCAAAAGGTGGTATAGTGTACGGTGATAGTATTGTTAATGTTGGTGAATATGCTAACGCAAAATCTAACCCTGAAGTAATAGCACCATTAGATAAACTTAAATCACTAATAGGTGATAGGGGTAGTAGAATTATTCAGGTTATGATGGATAGTAAAGTAGTTGCTGAAGCTGTTGAATATCAGAACTACATAAAAAATAGATAATGTATAAATGTCAAAACAATATAATAAATTATACAGTGGTGCTTTTACTAATGGTGAAGGTGATAAATACATTGTTGAACTACATAAAGAGAATTTAGCAACAGCAGAAGATAAAGATATTTTCATTGATAGGTTAGAAATTGATTTTGGTGGCAGTTCAAAGAAAATTTCATTAGGTGCTATTAGTGCTAAAGCTGATATGGTTATCTATTTTGATGAAGATACACCACCATATGATGATTTATTTGATACCACTGATACAGAGATTAAGATAATTATTAAAAAAGAAGATTTTTCTATTGTATGGGAAGGTCTTCTTATACCTGATTTAATGACCAAAGTATTAGGACAAAGAAAAGGTACTATATCATTAAAATTTCGTGACCATTTTTCATTAGCAAAAAGACCAACTGATACAGGTAATTTTATCTATTCTTCAAAGTTTTTATCATTCAATACTATTTTAAGTAATGTAATGAATGAAATCTTTTTTGGTGAAGATAAAGCTATCTATATAGCATCTAATTTAGTTGCTGATGATGAAGTAAATAACAAAGAAACATTAAGTAATTTAGAGTTAGCAACAAGAGCATTCAATAATAAAAATCTTGATGAAATATTAGATAGTTTATTAGCAATGAATAGTGCTGTTGCTTATACTTTTAATAATAAAGTATGGATTGTAAGTATTGATAAATTAAAGCTTAATTCATTAGGTTATGATGTTTATTTAAGTGGTAGTTTTTTAACAACTGAATTTATTAACCGTGAATTAGTTATTAGTGAATATTCAGGTGATGTAAATATTATAACAGCACCTAATACATCAAGTATTGAAATTAAATCAATATTAGGTGGTGATGATGTTATTGAACCATATTCAACAAAGAAAAATATCTTAACAGATACATTTAGACCCAGTGATGGTGATTTAAATAATTACTTCTACAACAAAATTGAAAATATTGATTATATCTATGAATATGATGATACTAAAATAGATGTTGGTATCAATCAAAAAAACACTAAAACTTTTGGTGTTAAAGGTATTACAGCTACAGATAAGTTTTCAATTAACTTACCAAAATTAGGTGGTATTGGTACTTTGTTTGAAACCAAATACATGATTAATGATGATATGGGTGGTTATGCTGTTAAGCACATATTAAAAGGTGAAAATACATCTATAAATCAATCAGATAAAGCACATATTAAATTTTCAGGTGGTATATCACCATATTTAGGGAGTGATGTTAGTAATTACAACATACTATCATTTAGATATACAACAACATTTGATGATGGTTATGAATATGTATTTACCCGATATTGTGAGGGTGAAGTTAGTGGTGATAATTCTATTATTAATAATGATGGTTGGGCATGGGTAAGAAATGATGTATTTAATGATGTGTGTTATCGTTATACTTATTTAAATATGTTCGTACAGTACAATCTACCAATTGTAATATTTAGAGATAATGATGATACTATATCTAACCCAATTCAAATAGGTAGTGAAAATGTACCTAATATGTTTTTCCCTATTCCTGAATATGATAGTGATGAATTAACATTTGGTGAAATACCTAATATTTGTGTATTACATCAAGATAGTAATGGTAAATTATATGATGATATTAAATTAACATTTGAAGCTCATACATATAACCGTGATAATGCTAATTTCTTTTTAGAATTATCAGATACTAAAATTGAATGCATTAGCGGTAGAAAAGGCGATGAAACTTTATTAATTGAAAATAAAAATACTGAAACATCTATTAAAGGTGATAAGAAAACTTTACTGAATACTAATTCAGATCATTTAGGTTATAAGTGTGCTATTAAGATAGGTAATGATGTACCATTATTTGATGGTAAGAAGTTAAATTATTTTGTTGGTGATAGTATATTATCAAACACACAAGGAAAAAGAAAATGTATTGATGGGAGATGTTATACAAATGTTATTAATCCTTTATCTATCATTAAATCAGAAACATTAGGTGATACTTTTATTGTTAAATCTTCTTTTAATTTAACTAATGGTAGTGCTAACTATGTTATCACTGAAAATGTAGGTAGTGAAAAGGGTGTTGATTTATCGTATAGTGTAAATACAAAAGAAACAACATCTAAAAGTTCAGGTGGTGGTTCATCATCAGGTGGTGGTTCATTTCTTGATGGGTATTTTTCATATGATAGTGATAATGATATTTTAATTGCTAACAAAACAATAGCTTCAAATGGTTCATTAATTGCCTATGCTGATACAGGACAAGATATAGGTAGTATTTTTGACAACATACCGCCAGCAACATACACATCAAAAGGTATTTTATCTATCAATCAATCATCACCATTAACAATTACTAACGGTGTGTTATCACTTGATAATGGAGCAATTGACCCAACATTAAATTTAAACGGTAATATATTAGGGGTTAATGGTTCATCTATTGATTTATCAAGTATTTCAACAGATTTAACAGGTTATGCAACTGAAAGCTATGTTGATACATCATTATTAGGGTATTCATTAACATCACATAACCACACAGGAGTTTATGAACCTGTATTTTCAAAAAATACAGCATTTAATAAATCATTTGGTGGTAATGGTTCAGCTTCAACAGTTAGCCGTTCAGACCATAACCACACAGGTACATATGCTTTAATAGGTGGTAGTGGTACACAAGATTTTTCAGCTAAAATATTATCTGTTGTTGATTTAAATGTATCAGGTACGATTACAGAAGTACATACACAAATTGTAAAATCTGAAAATGATATTATAACAACTCGTGATGGTGCTACAACTGCATTAATTAACGGTACTTATACAGGTATTCAAGCAACAAATTATGATGGTGTAAATTCTGGTTGTCTCGTGTTCGGTGCGGATGGATTTGGACGTGTTGGTGATGTAGGTGATTTGCAGATATTAGCCACAAGAGAAGATACACCAATTTCAAATGGTATTGCTTATTTTGATAATATTACAAAGCAATTCAAAACTAAATTTGAAAGTTCATTAAGTGTTAGTAATAGTGATAAATTAGATGGTTATCACGCTTCATCATTTGTTAGAAATCAATTAAAAGCAGATAAATCATTCTATGATGATAGTATTATAATTAATTGGGGTGGTGGTACTAATGTTGATGAAATTTGGTATGATGATGCTGCTAATGCATTTAATTTTGTTGCTGATGGTTCAGCGTGGAAAGCAACAGCAAATGCACGTGTTAATGTTGGTACTTTATATGAAGGAGGTACATCATTAGGTAGTAAATATTTAGGTGTAGGTAGTAAAGCAGCAGATAGTGATAAATTAGATGGGTATCATCATACTACATTTGCTAAAAAAAGTTCAAATGAATACATTAATGGTTATTGGGAATTTGGTAATGCTATCACTTTACCTAATGAAATGTGGTCAGGTGTAGATGGAATGTTAACACCTATTTATTCTGATGATGGTTATAATATTTACATAGGTGATTATTATGGTAGTAGAGATTTACCAAGAGCTATTGGTTTTTCACCTGATTACATTCAACCTACTGTGGTCAATATTTTTGGTGAATTTGAGATTTATAGTGATGATTATCACCCATCAGCAGATTATGCAACAAATGCGGGCAAGTTAGATAATATTGATAGTACCCAATTTTTAAGGAGTGATGTAGCAGATACTATGTCGCAACGTTTAACCATGTCTAAGGACATTAGATTTACAGGTACGGGAGTAGGTAGTGGTTTGCTATTCAATTCAACAACTATTGATAATGATGCAGCAGGTATTAGACAGAATGGTGCTCATAACACAGGTTATTTAGAGTTTTTCACAACTGATGATGATACTGAACCATTTATATTTAGACACTACACAAGCGGTCAAGATGGTACGGGTAGTTTTGTTGATTGGTTCAGAATTGATAATAATGGTGTTGATGTAAAAAAAGGTTCATATAAAAGAGCAGGTAGGACTATTACCAACATAGGAGCATACGCATACGGTGGTAGTGGTTATGAAGCGAATTTAGATTTGAATACTGTTTTAACAGTAGGTGAAAGTAGATTTTTTCAATCATCAGCAACTAATACACCTTATAGTAATTTTGCAGGTCACGTATGGGTAACAGCAGGGGGTGATTATACTGATAGAGGTATTCAATTTGCTTCACCAAACAACAATGGTGCTGATATGTATTTCCGATCTATGAATGGTAAAACTTGGTATAAGTTCGCTATGACTAATGCCAGTGAGACTATCTCAGGAACATATACATTTAGTTCTAATTTAAGACGTTCAGCACATAATGTAGGACATCAGGAGGGTAGTTATAATAACATTGGTAATAATGGTTCAAAAACTAATCCAATTTACACCATTGGTTCATCATATAACCCTAATGAAAGTGATTTAAATAATATGTATGGGGTTGGATATACACACGGTGGTAGTTCATCATTTCTATCATCAAAATATGGTGGTGGATGGGGTTTATATGTTGCATCTGACGGTGATGCACGTGTATTTTTGGATGGTCAATGGGGCGATATTCACGCTGATAGAAATATAATGGCAGGTGGTGAAATAAGTGCTTTTACTTCTTCTGATAGAAGACTAAAAGAAGATATTGAACCATTAACTAATTCACTTTCAATAATTAATAGATTAAAACCAGTATCATTTAATTGGAATGAAAAAGGTAGAGAATTAAAAGGTATTAATGAAGATAAAAAATCTGATTTAGGTCTTATTGCTCAAGAAGTTGAAGAAATAATACCAAATATAGTTGGCGATATCTATACTGATTATAAGGGTGTTAAATACGAGAAGCTTATAACACACCTAATAAAAGCAGTTCAAGAACTTTCAAATGAAGTTAATGAATTAAAAAACAATCTTAAATAATGGGAATAGTTAAAACAATACCAAGTGAATCACCTTACTATTCAGGTAATAATGATATTGGTGATGTAAGTAATGATAATGGGACAACTTTTGAAGTTAGTAATATTGATATTAGTGATATTAAAAATGTACTTGGTGAAGATACATATGATTTAAGTGATTTATGTAAATCACCATTTATCAATAAACACGCACTTTTTAAACCATCAGGTTTTTCACCTTATAATATGGGTGATTGGGCTGGTTATAATCACGAAGCTAACCCTACATCATATGTATATTCATCACCTTCAGGTGGTGGTACATCACCAATATTTTATAGTGATGGTACAGCATACGGTGAAAAAAAGATAACATACGCTTACCTTGTTAAACGTGGTGAAAAACCACCTGTAGGTAGTAGAAGTTGGGATAGAATAAAAGTTGAATTAACAGTATCAGGTGGTTTTTCAGGTGTGTTTTCAACAACAGGTACAGCCACATTAGTATATGATAATATAACAACATCAATAATTGTACCCGAAAATGATGAATATAGCGTAACAATTACACCATCAATTACATACGTTGATACAAGTGGTAATTACATAGCAGATATTGAAGATGATAATGGTGTATCATCATTCACAACTAACATTGTACCACGCTATATTGACGCACCCAATAAATTAACTGATAACCCTACATCATTTTACGGTGTTCGTCATTATCACTATAATTCAATCAGTCATAGTTGGTTTTATATCACTGAAACAGGGAATGTTAGAACATCACATGATGCTAATATGAATTCACCTAAAAAGGGCATAATGGTAAATGATTTACCATCAGGCCAAGAAGGGGTACATTCATACCAATATACAGTTTTTCAATCAGCAAATTTACAGAAGTATTGGAAATGTAATTTAAAGGGTAAGTTTTTAACGGTTGGAACAACTTATAAACAGACCTTTAATAGTGAATGGTATAAAGTAGGTGCATTTGATAATGGTTATAATTACTATTGGTATACAGATGCTAATGATTGGACTGAATTATCTGGCTGGCCTACTACATAATTTTTAAAAAATAATCCTAATATAAATTGAGTGAAAACACTAATACACAGCGGTTAATAATTCAATACGCAGGTATAATATTAACCTGTTTGACCATTTTTTACTATGCGGTGGTTGAAAAAGCTAATATCAAAAATAAGATTGATAATCAGAATGTTAAGATTGAAAGATTAGAATTACAGATTGAAAAAAAGGTAGATGAAAAAATATTTGAAATGATATTAGAAGATATTCGGGAAATCAAAGATGATATTAAATCAATAAAAAATAATAATAATGGATGAAACAGTTAATTATCAACCTATTATCAGGTAGTGATAAAGCGAGTAGTAATAGACTTATTGGTATTTTATCCTTTTTAATAATGGTAGTGTTAATAACACTATCATTATTTATTTATGATGTTGATGTAGAAATATTTAAAACTTCTATTTCTTATTTATTTTATTTGATAATCATTAGTTTAGGTTATAAAGGTTTAGAAAAAACAATTGGATTTTTTAAAAAATCTGATTCAAAAAATGATGAAGATGAAGATTGAGCGCAATATTAACAGGTGTAGATGATAGATTAATAACCTATTTCAATTTAAGTAAACCAATATTTGAAGAAAAGCACCCTGATTATAAGGTAATTATTAGTCAAGGTGTCAGGACAAAAGAACAACAATTAGCACTTTATAAAAAAGGTAGAAAGAAAGGTGATGATGGTAAATACTACATAACCGATAAAAAGAAAGTAGTTACTTATACAATGAAGTCTAAACATCTTGATGGTAAAGCAATTGATATTGCTTTTATTAAAGATAAAAAATGTGATTGGTCTACTGATTTATTTAAAGATTTTTGGATGATTTTAAATAAAGTAGATGTATTAAAATCAATAACATGGGGTGGTAATTGGCGAAGATTTAAAGATTATCCACATTTTCAGGTGGATTAAAAAAAGATAATGATGAATGTTAAAACGTATGACATTATTAGGTCGTGTATTCATGTGGTTATTCATTATGACCATATCATTTACAGGTGGGTTTGCTGTTGGTGTGAAATACACCAAAGAAAAGATTGAAAATGAAATGAATTCAGGTAATAAGAACACAACAGAAATTGTAATAGAAAAAAATAAGAATGGTAATATCATCATAGAAACTGAATCAACACAAGAAGATACTGATGAAGAAGATGAAAAACCAAAAAAGAAAAAATGGTTTTGGTAAATTATTTTATTGAAGTAATTTCGTTACCACAAATAATATTTACAACGTTTTCCGAAATTAAAAAAAGCAGAATAGACAACGGTTTATTCTGCTTTTTTTTATGATAACAATAGGACGTTTACAAAAAATAAGTAAATTAGAAACTCAATTAAATGACTAATCATTAAAAATATACAAAAATGGAATTTATCAACAGCCTTAAAAACTTTGCTGAAAGGGTAGCAACACTAAAGCCTAACCTTGAGACAGAAGAAGCAACAAAAAATGGTTTAATCATGCCATTCATTCAACTATTAGGTTATGATGTGTTTAACCCAATGGAAGTTATACCAGAATATGTTGCTGATATTGGTACAAAAAAAGGTGAAAAAGTTGATTATGCCATTCTTCAGGATAATGAACCAATAATGATTATTGAATGTAAGCATTGGAAAGAAAATTTAGATGTTCATAATTCACAACTACATCGTTATTTTCACGCCAGTAAAGCACGTTTTGGTGTATTAACAAATGGTGCTGAATACCGTTTTTACACAGATTTGGAAGAAGCTAATAAAATGGATGCTGAACCATTTTTAACTGTTGATTTTGAGAATTTCAAAGAACATGATGTTAATGAGGTTAAGAAGTTCCATAAATCAAATTTTGATGTTGATAAAATCATTGATACAGCAAGTGAGTTGAAATATTCCTCTGCTATAAAAGAAATATTGGAGAAGGAGTTGAATGAACCATCAGAAGAATTTGTAAAGTATTTTGGTAGACAGATTTACAACGGTAAAATTACAGCTAAAGTATTAGAACAACTTACAGGTATTGTTAAGAAAGCAACTAATCAATCAATTAAAGAAATAGTTAATGATAGATTACATTCAGCTTTAAAGAAAGAAGAAGAAGCTGTTGTTGAAGAAGTAGTTGAAGAAGTTGATGATAACAGAATTGAAACAACAGAAGAAGAAATTGAAGGTTATCATATTGTAAGGTCAATTGTTAGAACAAAAATTGAACCTGAAAGAATTGTTCACCGTGATACACAGTCTTATTTTGGTATACTGATTGATGACAATAACCGTAAACCTATTTGTAGATTACATTTGAATGGTAGTAAAAAATATTTAGGGTTATTTGATGATAATAAGAAAGAAGAAAAAATACTAATTGAAAAGTTAGATGATATCTACAATTACGAAGAAAAGCTTATTGAAGCAGCTTTAAGATACATGAATTAA